ATAGTATAAATAGATATGCCCAGACGACCAAAGAAATCCAAATACAAATCAGTAGTTATCAAGAAGAAAAGATATTACTATTACAAAATTACCTGGATCGATCCGACGGGCGATTCGGGCCATGCCACAGCGCATGACTCGTTAGGTTTGATACCATCTACAATGATAACACATGCATATCTGTTTGAGAAGAATCGTAAGTATGTGTGGACCTTTGCGTCATACGAAGAGGGTGATGAATTATTTTCAGATCGTAATGTATTTCCTATAGGTTGTATAATCAAAATGGAGAAGATAAGTGAAAAATAAATTTGAACAAGAACAGATAGATTTAGCTGAAAGCTACAAACAATCAAAACGTAATAGAGCTGATAGAAATCCTACGTTGACAAAGAACATGCCTAATGTAAAATGGGACCAACTTCCACCAAGGAAGGGACCAAACTCACAGGGGGTTGATTATGGAACTATTAAAAAGAATAAAAGCTAGAGTACATGAATTCTACTGTATGATAAATGAGATGACTAATCGGATTCACGGTCTGATTCTTTTGGCAATTCTAACTCTTCTAATTTTACATCTTCCGGCGTAATATTAATAATCTCTTTGTTGTCATCTAGAATCTTTTTGAGTCTATCTCTAATCTCTTCTGCTGACATATTGTCAACGTTACCAGTCATCACAAGTTTCTGGTCAACGTAAAGGCCACCGGCTTTTCCTCTTGCAACCTCTGCATTAACCGCAGCTGACCACGCTCCTTTTGCAAGTGCCTGGTTTCTTATCTGTGCTAACTCTGATATGTGTTTCTCAAAACTTATGCCATACTTCTCCTGCACCTCTGCTCTTAACTCACCAATGTATTTGACCACCAAAGGAGATATCTTTGGGTTTCTTAATTCTGATGCCGCCTGCCTTGGCCTTGTCTTGTAACCTGCCTGAAAGGCTGCCTCTGCTGGTGATAGCCTACCTTCATTGTATACCAACAACTCGGCAAACTTTATCTGTCTCTCAGTTAATTTAGCAGGAACTCCCATAATGTTTGACATATATCGTAATATAACGTATCAGTCAATTGTGAGAATTATACTAATATTAATACTGCTATCAGGCTGTGCAAAGGATTATGATTTTAATCCTTGGACCACAGTTTTTAAACAAATCTATAAGGCCTCGTACGATGAAACCAGAGTCAAAATTTTGGCAGACTATTAAGAAAAAGACACCCAAAATACACTGGACAAGACTGGAATCTTGGTCCTCTTTTGGTGTACCAGATCTGCTTGGTTATCATGATTCATGCGGATTTTTTATGTGTGAGATGAAGATAGCAAGGGGTCCAAAAATATCTTTTTCACCCCATCAAAAATTGTTTCATCAAACCAGAACTAAGCGTAACTTTATCATAGTCCAAGACGCCTCTCTTGGACACGTAAAACTTTACGAGAGTGC